TTTGAATCAGCACCTAGCAAACCAGTTATTTTAGACTTAACGCTTGATATTATAGATAACATGTTAATAGTTACTCCTCCTAAAGAAGAAAAAGTAACTTATGCTGAAGAAGTATTAACTAAACAAGAAAGTATACTTGATTTTAATGAGCTCGATATAGACTATTTAGAAGTTGATTATTTAGGTGAAGATGAACTTGAGTTTACAGAGCTCGACATTAATTTTTTAGATGTAAACTATCTTGAAGATTTGCTTAATGTCTTAGACGCATTAGCCATAGCAGAAGATGAAGACGTTTTAGCCCAAGCTACAAGCACACAAATTTCTGGTACTTTATTAGGTAAAGACCCTGACACACAAATCACTACCTTGATAACAGGTAACGTAGTTAGTTTACGAAGAGACGTTAGTGAAAGCGTTAGAGTTGATTTAAACGGAAGTGAATCTTATACAGTTATATTTATACAAGATGGCGTTAGTAATGTTATAAAGGTTAATGGAGGGAGTGATAGTACAATCACTATTACACAAGGCGGATAATGAAAAAATTAATATTACCAATATTTATTGTACTTGTATTGCCTTTACTGTTTCAAAGTACGCTAACAGAAATACTTAAATTTAAAACTTTTGACAGTTTAGTTAAACAACAAAACCCTAGTGGTAATTTTGTTGTTTTAAACATTACTGAAGAAGATGTTGAACGTGAAGGTGGTTATCCCCTACCTAGAAAAAGACTAGCAGATATACAAATAGAACTTATAGCTAAAGGTGCATTAGGTGTAGGATGGGTCATAAGTTTTCCGCAACCAGATAGAATGTTAGGTGACAAAGATTTTGCTAGGTCTTTAGGTTATGCTCCTAGTGTTATAGCTATGTTTGAAACTAATAATAATGTGTATCCTAAAACGACAGGCACAGTTATAAAAGGTGACGATACTGGTGGCATACTTACACAGGGAGTTAAAGAAAATTTTTACACATATGAAAATATATTACAAGGAATCGCCAGTGCTCCTACTGAAGTAGACCAACTAGTTAGGAGAGTCCCTTTGTTATTAAGAACGCCTGAAGGTTGGGTAGCTTCTTTTGGTACTCAGATATATAAAGCATTGTTTGATGTTAAAACGTATATTATAACTACTAATCAAAACGGCATACAAGAAATATCTATACGTGGTATTCCTCCAGTAAAAACTGATAGTTTAGGTCGTAAGTGGATAAGTTGGGTAAATACACCACAGACAACATTACAAGAAATGGAAGTAAACGGTAAATTCGTATTCGTAGGTGTTACAGCTAATGGGGTGATGCCACAGATAGCTACCCCAGTAGGATTATTAGAACCACATAAAATACAAGCAGCACTAGCAGAAAGTATACTAATACAAGATAGCCCTCACATACCAGATTGGTCATTAGCTTTAGAGTTGTTACTATTTACAGTAGGTGTGCTAGCAGTTTGGTTTTTAGTTCAACTTTTAGGCATTAGTAGTGGAATATTTTTAGCTACTTTAGTTATGATAAGTACAGGAGGAATCAGTTATTATTTAATCAATACTGGTTTATTAATAGACGTAACTTGGAGTTTGATATCTGAATTTATTACTGGGTCGGTTGCTTTTTATCTTAGGTTTAGAGAACAGTTTAAACTCAGGTTGCAAATTAAAAAACAATTTGAACATTACCTAGACCCAAGACAAGTTAAAAAGCTACAAAAAAATCCTGAGTTATTAAAATTAGGTGGTGAAAAAAGATATGCTACTTTCTTATTCACAGATGTTAGAGGGTTTACTACTTTAAGTGAAAATGTAGAACCTGAACAGGTTACGTATATCATGAATAAAGCACTTACAGCACAACAGATTGCTGTGCAAAAATACGATGGGATGGTAGATAAATACATAGGTGACGCTATGATGGCTATCTTCAATGCACCTATAGACCTTGAAGACCATGAAACTAAAGCAATACAATGTGCTCTTGAAATACAAAACAACGTGATACAATTAAATAAAGAATTAACCTCTGAAGGTCTGCCGAGCATAGCTATAGGAATAGGGATAAACTCAGGAGAAGCCATTATAGGTAACATGGGTAGTGATTCTAGGTTTGATTATACAGCTATAGGAGATGCAGTTAACACAGCAGCAAGGCTAGAAAGTTCTACTAAGGAAGTTGGTAAAGATTTAATTATAGGTCTAAATACTAAACAAAATTCTAAATTTAAGTTAAAATTGTTAAAACCGATAAAAGTAAAAGGTAAAAAGAAATCATTGGAAATATATACATATGAGTAAAGTGTTTATAGGAATAATTGTTGTACTAGGACTTAGTACTTATTTATTGTGGAGTGAAAACTCAAAACTATCCGCACTTAACCAAGCTTTTGAGTTAAGAGATAAGGAGCAAAAACTAGCAATAGAATCATTACAAAATGATTTTACCCTACAGACAGAAGGTCTGCAACAAATACAATTAAGAAGTCAAGAAATTCAAAAAGAAATGAATCGTTATATTGATATATTTAAACGACATGACTTAACTAAATTAGCTTCAGCTAAACCTGGACTAATAGAACCAAGAATAAATAAAGGAACTAAAGATGTATTCGATAGTATTGAAGAAGACAGCCGTAACATTGACAGTCTTGATGATGGCTTGCAGTTGCAGTCTGATACCAAGTAAACAATCAGTAGAAGTTGTATCTAAGCCTATACAAAGGACTATAGTTCAGCCTATACTACCTAGAGAAATAGATTTAAAAGACCCATATTGGTATGTTGTTAGTGATAAAAACCTTGAAGAGTTTCTATCCACAATAGAAAAAGATCAAGGTCAAGTAGTTTTTGTAGCTATGTCTGTTGCTGATTATGAATTAATGGCGTACAACATGCAGGAATTAAAGAGGTATATAAATGAACTTAAAGAAGTTGTTGTGTATTATAGAAAAGTTACAACCGAAAAAGGGGATTAAAGATATGAATATTTCACAAGAAGGGTTAGGTCTAATAAAAAAATTTGAAGGTTGTGAGCTAGAAGCTTATAAGTGTGCTGCGGGTGTTTGGACAATAGGTTATGGCTCAACTAAAGGCGTTAAAGAAAATGATACCATTACCCAAGAACAAGCCGACGGTTTACTTCTCCATGAAATGGAAGAGTACGAAGGCTACATAAAAGATGCGGTGACCGTTGATTTAAAACAAAACCAGTTTGACGCTTTAGTGTCTTGGGTGTTTAATTTAGGTCCAGCTAATTTAAAAGCTTCTACTATGTTAAAAGTTTTAAACAATAAAGAATATGACGATGTTCCAGCTCAAATAAAACGTTGGAATAAAGCAGGCGGTAAAGTACTACAAGGTTTAATTAGGCGTAGAGAAGCAGAAGCTTTATTGTTCCAAAATAAAGAGTGGCACGAGGTATAGTATGCCGTTAAATAAGTTTGTTTTTAAACCAGGAATAGTACGAGAAGGTACAGCTTACGATAATGAAGGCGGTTGGTTTGATTCTAACTTAGTAAGGTTTAATGCTGGCAGACCAGAAAAAGTAGGTGGTTGGCGTAAAGATACTACCAATAGTTTTTTAGGTACTTGTCGTGCTTTACATCCTTGGGTTGCTTTAAACGGTAGTAAATTTTTAGGTTTAGGAACTCATTTAAAATATTACATAAACGAAGGAGATACTTTTAACGATGTCACCCCAATACGAAAAACAACAACTAATGGTATTACTTTTTCTGCTACTAACGGTAGCTCTACTATTACCGTAACTGATTCAAGTCACGGAGCGGTGATAAATGATTTTGTTACGCTTAGTGGTGCGGTAAGTTTAGGCGGTAATATTACAGCAACAGTTTTAAATCAAGAATATCAAATACTGACGGTAGTTAACACTAATTCTTATACTATAACAGCTAAAGATACTAGCGGAGCTACAGTAACGGCTAACTCTAGCGATAGCGGTAACGGTGGGTCAGGAGTTGACGGAGTTTACCAAATAAACGTAGGTTTAGACGTATATGTACAATCAACGGGTTGGGGTGCTG